CATCTAGCATCTCAGTTAATGCTTTCATAAGTGTCTCTAAATTTTCAGTAGGTTTTTTATGTAAATCAGGAGCATATTGATTTCCATCAACAGTCCATCTAGTTTCAGTTTGTTTCATTGCCAACAACCTCTATCTTTTTTGGGATAATAAACTTCTACATAAGAATCGCATTTAGGACAGTGTAAGTTAGTGACAAAACTATACTCTTCTGTATAGTCACAATCATTATCACCTCCCCATATTAGTTCAGTATCACAGTGCCAACATTTCATTTGTGTTTCATATTAATTGGAACAATCTCATAATTAAAATTTTCTTCATTATAAATTTTAACTCTTTCAATAAGATGATTTAAAGTATAATTTTTTTGAGATTTGTAGGTGGTTTCATCTGCAATATCATAAAGAGTAGCTTTGTTTTTCTTTTTGCCTTTCCTTAGAACTCTGCCAATTGATTGAAGATTTCTCACCCTAGACTTACTAGGAGATGCAAAAATTACATTGTGAAGATTTTTAATATTAATTCCAGTTGAGAAAGTTCCGTAAGATGCAACAATAATTGCATTTGATTCTTCCTCAGTAATTTTTCTAATCTCTTCTCTCTCTTGAGCTGCTACACCACCATGAACGAAAAATACTTTCCGTTCCGTATCATTATTTATTAGGTTAAATAATATTTCTCCATGAGTTTCAACTCGACTGTATAGAAGTAGAGTGTTACCTTTTAGATCTAATGATAGATTTTTGATAAAGTTATTTCTTCTTTCGTTCTGTATAATGAATTGAACTTCGTCCTCATAGGTATCAAATTTTTGTGAATCATGTTTGATAAGTAATATTTTAATATTTAACTTAGCTAAATGACCTTTTTCAATTAATTCATCAGTACGAATAATTTTATATGCAGGCCCAAATAATCCTTCAAGAACCCATTTATGTGTTTGAGTTCCATCTAATGTGCCTGTGAATCCAAATCTATATTTGGCATCATGTAATTTTGTCATGATACGAATTAAAGATTTAGATTTAAATAGATGAGCTTCATCTCCTATGACACATCCATATCGTTTAAAAAATGAATGTTCTAACTTATAAATTGATTGCCATGTAGTAATTGTAACTGGTTTATTTGTATCTTTATCTTTCCCTGCATATATTCGATGACAATGTTCAGATGAATTCCATCCATAATCAATAAAATCTTTATACATTTGTTCTACTAAAGATGTAGTGGGGACAACAAGTAAAACATCATGAGATTTATCTACCATGTATCTTGTAATGGTGTAAATCATCAGTGACTTTCCAGAAGCTGTAGGTGATATTAATAACTTTCGATTATATTTAAGTGCATCAAACACTCCTTGTATTTGATATGGTCTTGGTTCATATCGAGTAATTTTATTCATGTAATCTTTTACACCCTCTAAAGAAATAAATCCATTTTCTTCAAAAGGTGTGCCATAAAAATTACTATTTAAAAATTCATATTGATAATCTGATTTTTTACAGAAAGAAATAACCTTATCTAATAATCCAACATATATTTCTCCATTAGATTGATTAAATAATCTTATTTTTCCATCCCAGTATTTACTACGATATTGAGGCATAAATTTGGCGCCAGGAACCTCAAACGTAAAAGCATCTGATAATTCACAAAATACGTGAGGTTCTTCAGAAACTATTTTTAAAAAAACTTCGTTCTTTTTTGATATAATCAAACGAGACATTCATATTATCTCAATATAAATTATTTATCTCAGTTTATATAGCTTTAATTCCTAAAGTTTTATCACCTATTCTATTAAAGTTTTGATGTACAACATAAGTTAAGAATGAACCTAGAATATATTTTGCATACCCATTTATAGACGGGCTTCCTCTATGTAAGTAACTCCATGTACATGGAAACAAAAGTATACTTCCTTTTTTAGGTTTGATATTAAGATTAAATTTGGGAAATTCAGTTCCACCCTCATCAAAATTATCATTTAAATAACAAATGATAGCCAAAAATCTTTTAGTAGATTCTATATTTCCAACATCAGCATGATAATCATGTTGTTGATTTTTATCACATAAGTATCTTTTAATTCTTAAATGTTCATATCCATATTTTTCAGGCCACTGTGTGTGATGTATGTCTGCATCTATCTTATATGTTTTGATTGTATTTTCTATTCCATTAACTACGATTCTAAACGGTTCTTGAAACTCAGGATGTCTCATGATATCTAATCTTTGACAATCACAAGCACCACAAGTTTTAGTTCCATCTGGTGTGTAACAAAGACTCATCTTTTTTATTTGTTCTTCTTGTTCTCTCCATAATTTTTCATATGTGTCTACTAAATGATTACATAGAGCTGGCGAGAATACATTATCATATAATCTAATATAATTAGCTTCCATCAATCATATCCTCTGATAAATTTTTGCCACTCAATGGCATTTTTAATCTGATAAGTTCTGTTCTGCACTACCTTTATTATGTTTTCAATGTAACTTATCATAGTATCGTAATATTCTACTTTTAATTCTATCGTGGATAATCTTTCATCAGAATCTAAGTATCTCTGTATTGCATCTTTTTCTCTGACTTTATATGGAAAGGGTTCTTTTTCATATACATCTGGTTCAGCTTTACCAGAATAATATAGATATCTTTCTTGATATATTTTTTGATATGTTTTCTTTGCTTTGGCTCTCAATAATCTTAGATCATTAAAAAGTTGATAGTATTTTGCATGTAATGTAGGAACCACTAAAGAAGCGGTATGTAATTCATCAGGATCTATGACGGAATCTTTTTCCCACATAGACTGAATTGTTTCAAGGTTCATACTTCTTTGAAGTTTTTATCGAGTAATTGGAAAATTTGATATTTAAATACTACTTGTGCTTGGAAGTAGTTGATGTCTGTGTTAGATGCATCAAACTCTAAGGTTGATAAACTAACAGGGAACATTGATTCTATTTTAACATAAGATTGCGGTCTTAGGTTACTATTCAGTATTTGTAACGTGCCATCTGAAAACTCAGCATAAGGATTATCTCTATCTCCTATCTCTGGATGATAAACATCCTCTAACTTCATATCTGTAAAATCTCTTTGACTATTAGGATATCCTAAACCTATCATCCATTTGTAGATTTGTTTATAATTTTCCAATTCCTCATCTACAACAAATGACACACGAAAATCATCATAAACTATTTTATCGCCTGGGATGTCAAGATCCTTATATGGATTAGGTTGAACAGCTGTACCTAAAGTAATGCCTGGTAAATTTGCCTGTGTTGCAAGAAAATCTACCTTTGGGCATTTATTAATCTTTAATTTGAAACCAACAGGAGATAGAAAGTTTCTATTCGATACCTGTCTTAGGGCTGGATTTATAGCCATTTATTTTACATCTTTATCTTTATTTATCTAATACTAACAATTTTTACTCATACTCTCTGACATTGTTCCTCCAATCTCTGCACCCTGATTACCACCAAACATTGCTACCCAACCAGCAGCCAACCAGCCAACAAAAGGAATCCCACTAACGGTAGGAGCGGCAGCAGCACCAATACTAGTGCCAACCAAACGTCCCGCATTTTCACCTCCTCCGATTGATTTAATGCAAGCTTCACTTTTGTTACTAGCGACAGAATCGCCACCTCCTTTTACTTGCCATTCTTTTTGAATATGAACATCACCATCCATTGTGTATTCTTCTGTAATTTCTTTGATTTCGTTTGATAATCCTAAGAATCCACCTTTCTCTTTGATTGTAGTGGTTTTAAACATTGTCTTTGGATCATTGCCAACGTAACTTATTTTATATCCATCTTCATTGACTGATGCAACATAAGAACTATATGGGCCTACTGGAATGTTTAATGAGGGTAATTTACTACTATTTCCTCTTGTAGTTAATAATCCTATCATTCCAATATGTGAAATTCCAACAATAGTTCCTAAGCTTATTCCTATCCACTTATTCATTTTATTAGATATGGTATACCATTTATAATATAACATAAAAAAAGAGACCCGTCAAGGGCCTCTTTTTAAAATATGTAATATC